GACCCCGGGAGTTATGGAGTCGATCAAGAACGAAGTGACACCAAGGCGCATCCGCGTGTTCCCGAACCTGGTGAGGATGGACCACTACGAACAGGTGGACCTCCAGGAAGACCCCTTCACCGTCAAGATCCTATGGCAGGGAGGGATCGCCCACTACGAGGACTGGTATCCCCTGAAGGATGCCCTGGGCCACATCTCGGCCAAGTACCCGGAGGTCCACTGGGTCATCTGGGGAGCCCAGTTTCCGTGGGTGAAGGAGTTGATCCCGGCCCACCGCTACACGTTCAAGAACTGGCAACCCTATCACGAGTTCAAGCTCCGTCTCTGCATGATCGGCCACGACATCTCGCTGGCGCCCCTCTCGCCGAACGTCTTCAACAACTGCCGTTCGGCCATCAAGTTCTACGAGTCCTCGGTGCTGAAGAAACCCGCCGCAACGCTGGCCCAGAGAACGGGTCCCTATCGGGACGAGATTCGAGACGGAGAGACAGGCCTCTTGTTCAGCGACCCGGACGAGTTCGTGGTCAAACTCTCGAACCTGATCGAGGACGCGAAGTTCAGAAAGACCCTCGCCGCCAACGCCAAGGACTGGGTATCGGAGAACCGGGAAGCCATGAAGAAGGTCCCCGAGATGGTGGGTTACTGGGAACAGTTGAGAGAGGAACGCAAGCGCGAGCAGCCGCGCGTCTCGGACGAGCGCTGGGATCAGATCCAGAAGGAAGCCGAAGAGGAGCAGAAGGCTCTGGAGGCCCAGCCCGCGTAGGGGGGAGACATGGCAGTCTTCAATCCTTCTACCTATCCCTGGGTCTCGGCCGTTCAGGAGATCGCCGACTCGGCCGGAGCCTCCGCAGACGCCGAGATGACGACGCGCGCCCATCGTTCCCTCCGGGCCGCCTTTCAGCATTTCAACGGCAAGTATGACTGGGACTTCCTCCGCACCGAGCATAGTCCGGTCGTTCTGGTCCCGCCGTTCACGGTCACCGGGGTCACGGCCTCCGGTGCCGCAGCCTCCGCCGCCGCTCCGGCAGGGCACGGCGTCCTCGTTTCGGATCTGCTGATCGGCAGTGGATTTACACTCGGCACCCGTGTCAGCGCCACCGCAGCTTCCGGCTTCGGCTTCAACACCAGCATCACGGGATTTACCGGCACGGCCGTTCAGACCACCACCGTGCAGCGGGACCTCTACGATCTGCCGAGCGATTGGAAGAGCGTCTACTCGCTGAGGCTTCTCAGCACCAACACCTCGCTCACCTACATCGGTCGCAGGGCCTACGACCGGGCGGTATCGGATGAGAACCTTTCCAGCACCCCCTACTACTACGATCTATTCCGGTCTGGTTCGGGGGGCAAGATTCGCGTCCTACCGTCCCCGTCGGCAGCCGACACCCTCCAGATTCGCTACTATCGGCGTTTCTTTCTGGCGAGCGCCTCGGGCGTTGCCACGTCATTCGCATTGGACATCCCGGAGGACTACGAGAGTTACCCCATCGCTTGGGCCAAGTGGCACTTCCTGACCGACAAGGGAGAAGGAAGAAAAGACCAAGCCACGGTATGGATGCAGTTGGCGCAAGAAGGCCTGAAGACGATGCTCGCCGACCAGACCAATATCCCGGACGAAAGTCTTGGCTTCCAACCGGCACATTCCATCACGGTAGCCCCGGGCGACAAGAGCACTCGTTTTTTGGATTGGAGCTACTAAGTTGCCCCGTCATGTGGAAGAACTGGGCCTTGGGTTGTTCACGGCTCCCAGCCCGGCGATGCTGGAGCCGGGCCAGCTCTCCTACCTTCAGAACGGCGTCTACCTTCCGGGCTCCCAGGCCCTCCAGCGCGCGAGGGGACGCACGCAGTTCGGCGCCGTCACCGCCACCGGCACCGACGTTGATGGCCTGAGGGACGTCCAGTTCGACAACGGGGATCACTACCTGGTGGCGATGATCTCCGGGACGGCGGCGGGGAACGGCTCCTACCGTTTCTCCAGCGTCGGGGACACCGGGACCTTCGCCAACCTCGTCTCAGGGATCACGGCCGGCAGTCAGCTCGACGTCGTCCACTACCGGAATCGATATTTCCTGATGAACGGGGTGTCCACCGTCGCCTCAGCCTCAGGCAGCAACCGCGTGGTGTATCTGAGTGCCACCGCCGCAGGTACTGCGCCGACGGTCCGCCAGCACGGGATGCTCCCGGTCGATGCGACGCCCACTATCACCACCGCCGCTGGGACCTTCAGCCAGACCGTGACCGGCTACTACGAATACTGGACCACGGAGGTGGCGAAGTTCTTCCAGGACGGTTCTGAAACCGTGCTGGAGAGCACCTTCGCCGGCAAAGCGGCGACTGTCTCCATCAGTGCGACGGGTGTGGTTCCTACCATCCAACTGCCGCCCATCAAGAACCCCTCGCTGACGACCCACTGGCGCATCTACCGGTCCCCCAAGAAGGAGCGGGAGAACGACAAGAAGTTCCCATCCGGGTTCCTGGCCGCCGAGATGGGCACCGCGACCGCGACCCAGTCAGACAGCCTGTCCGGTACGACCGGGAGTTTCGTGTTCCCAACGCTCTACAACACGACCGGGGCGCACTCGGCCGCGACCAACGCCTCCGCCTTGGGTGCCGACGATGCGGCCGTCGCGACGTGGACCACGGCGGCTGGCGACAAATCCCAGGGGGTCTACGGATTCAGCTTCGGGGGTTTCAGCGGCAACGTCGTAGGCATCGAGGTTCAGGTGCAGGGGTACGTCGCCAGCGGTACGGGTCCCTGGGGTGTCCGGGTCACCATCGGTTCGCAGCGGCAGTCGGGAGGCGATTACGCCTACTACACTCCGGGGGCGAGTTCGTCGTCGGTCGCCCCGCAGAGCAAGTCGGGTGTCATCACCAGCACTTCGGCCGGAGCGCCAACGACGCTGACGTTCGGCAGCACCACCGACCCGTGGACCCCACCCAACACGTCGCGGTTCACCGACACGGACTTCGACAGCAACTTCATGGTGGTGGTCACGCCGAACCGCGACACGTGGACGAACGCCGGCATACAACTGGCCATCAACTACGTCAAGGTGCGGGTGACCCGGGGGAACACGCTGTCGGGCGACTCGGTCGTGCAGTTCCCGACCGTGGTCTATACCTTCGGGGACATCAACGCCCAAGTCGGCAAGAATGGACCGCCGCCTTCCTCCAGCACCGGAGATCTCTACGAGGATTCTCTGGTGGTGAACGACGTCTCCAACCCGGCCATTATCCGGTATTCGTCCCCGGGAGAGCCCGAGAGTTTCCCCGAGACCTATTTCATCGACTTCGAGACCCGCGACAACGACAACGTCACCAACATCAAGGTCGTGAACGGGCGCCTGATGGTGATGCTGCAGACCGCCGTGGCCAGGGTCAACTACCTGCCCTCGGAGCGGGACTCCAGCTTCGATAGGGGCAAGGCTTTCGAGTGGGTCTCTCGCTCCTACGGGTGCGTCAGTCCCATGTGCGCCTGTGTGTTCTCCAGGGACGGTGGACAGGAGGCGCTGGCCTTCGTATCCGATCACGGGGTCCATATCACCGACGGATACAGCTTCGACACCATCTCCTCAGACTTGAACTGGGGGAACATCATCTCTCGGACCGGGACCAGCAACGCCATCGCGCTCATCAACGACCGGGACCGGCAGGAGCTCTTGTTCTATTACCGGAACGACGACAACGGCAACGAGACCTACCTGTGCCTCCACTTCTCCTACTCGTCCGAGCATATGACGGGCGGGCGTCTCAAGGTTTCTGGCCCGGTCCACGTGCGTAACTACCTCAGCGCCGGGACGCTTCGTGCCAGCTTGGAGTCGGCGTGGAGTGTGAGGCGGACCTCTGGCGCTCAGGATGTGTACCTGGGTTACGGGGGGACGGCGACCGGGGCCGGGGCGGGCTTCGTCTACCGGGAGACCGGCACGACCATCCCGGCGCAGGACGATACCTTGAAGTACGCTACCCGGAGGATGTACTTGGCCGAGATGGGGAATGAGTGGCGACTGAACGAACTCTATGGCCACGTCGGGAACTATGCCGGGACCCCGAACATCACGTACACGTTGTCCAACACCAAGACCAACGACGGCGGGGCCACCGGAGTGGGCAGCAAGTCCATCACGCTCGCCGGGCAGCCGCTTCATAAGGTCCAGTTCGACCAGATGTCTGAGGGACTTGTGGTGACGGCGCAAGTCACGGCCACCACCTTCGCTCAGGAACGTCTCATCCTCGATGGAGAATCTTTCGGTGTTGAAGACTCTGGTCGCTAGGCGCGGGGACTCGCTGGCCAGCAGGCTTGAGGTCCATACTGCCAGGATTCCTTTCCATGGGTGCTGGGAGTGGGTCGGGCCGATCACAGGCGACGGATATGGGGCGCTCAAAAACAGGGGAAAGATGGTTGGCGCCCACCGTGCCTCATGGGCAATCAACCGCGGCCCTGTGCCGTCGGGTTTGTGTGTTCTCCACCAATGCGACAACCCTCTTTGCGTGAACCCAGCCCATCTATTTCTGGGCACTCATGGAGACAACAGCCGGGACAGGTGTGCAAAGCTTAGGGGCGCATTCGGCGAACGAAACGGGAACGCCTTCCTAAGCGAAGGGGACGTCAGGTCGATTCGCTCGGAATGCGCGTCCGGGATTCCGCAACGAAACCTGGCGAAAAAGCACCGTGTTACCCAGAGTGCCATCTCCAAGATTGTCCTCGGGAAAACCTGGCGTCATTTGGACAGGACGACCTGACATGCGAGACTTCACCGGCGTCGCTCCCGCCACGCTTCCCGCCGCGGACGCCCCGGACTTCCAACCGCGTCTGCGGCAGATGATCTCGCTCATCGACTATTACCTGCGCGATTCCTCGCGCGGGTTTGCGCGCATCCAACTAGGACAGGTGCCCGACGGCTCGGGGAACCTCATCCCGGCATTCGACACCTCCATCCTCGATGACTACATGTACCTGCCCGGACGGGCGGGCGGTCAGACGGTGCTCTCGACGGCCATCACCGATGTGCCGGTGTCCATCAAAGCCGTTTCTGGCCAGACCGGGGATCTTTTCAATCTCCTCTCCAGCACCGGCGCGGTCCTGACCAATGTCACCTCGGCCGGTAGCCTTG